CAGATTCACCGGAAGACCCTTCGCGGAGGAGCCAACTTTGTTGTTGTGTCCCCCGAGATGGCTAACCTTCTTGAGTTTACCGCTGGCTTCCGAGCCTCTGTAACTCACGATGATGATCGTGGAACCATTGGTGCTGTCAAGGTTGGCTCACTCAGCAAGAAGTTTGACGTATACGTCGATCCCTACTTCCTACGCAATGTGTGTTTGGTAGGCCGTCGTGGCGCTAGCTTCCTAGAGAGTGGCTATGTCTACGCTCCATACGTACCGCTCCAGGTAACTCCGACAATCTTCGGTGTAGAGGACTTCGTGCCTCGTAAGGGTGTTATGACCCGATACGCCAAGAAGATGGTGCGTCCCGATATGTACGGACTCGTCATAGTCAAGGACTTCCTTGGGTAAGATTGACTTTTAGTTAATCATAGAGACCCCCGGTTTTTGCCGGGGGTTTTCTTTTTGCCCTAACTATTTACTAAGAAGGAGATTTCCCATATGGCTTTACCTGTTTTGGCGCCAACCTCAAACACATCGGCAGTTGTTTTGCCATCGACTGGCACTATTACTAGTGTGTCCGCTACTTTACCGTATGGGATGTATGCATCTTCAACAGCGTTTTTAAGTGGCGCATCAGATCAAGTTGCCTATACTTACAAAATGTTGGGAGGTGATGTTCTAGATATCGAGCTTACAGCTGGCAACGTATATGCTGCGTATGAAGACGCAGTTGTAGAATATTCTTATTTGGTTAATTTGCATCAAAGCAAAAATTCCTTATCCGACCTTCTGGGGTCAGCAACTGGCTCTTTTGATTCCGATGGAACAATAACTTCCGGAGAGATGTCTGGGTCAGAGGCCGCAACGAAGTATACCAGATTCTCATTTGAATATTCACGTCGTATTGGAGATGCAGTCGGAACAGAAGTCAGAGTAGGGGGTCTTACCACGATACACTCTGCTTCTTTCAACACCACCGTAGAAAAACAGGATTACGATCTAGAGACCATCCTTAGAACAAGTACTGAATTCTCTGAAACTGTGGGAACAGATAAAAGAATATTTATTAGAAAAATATATTTCAAGAGTCCACAAGCGATGTGGAGATTCTATGGTTATTATGGTGGATTAAACACCGTAGGGAACTTGGCTCATTATGGTCAGTATGCAGATGATTCTACATTTGAAGTTATACCTACATGGCAAAATAAAGCTCAGGCCATGGCCTTTGAGGATAACATTGCCACAAGAACGAGTGGGTTTTCTTATCAACTAAGGAACAATCAACTTCGACTATTCCCAGCGCCAACTATTGTCCAGCCGAAGAAAGTTTGGTTTGAGTTTTCTGTTGATGAGTCTCCACTCTCTTCGTCGGTTGCCTATGTGCAAAAACAGATAGATGGTGTTAATAACCTAAATACACTACCTTATGAAAACTTGCCTTATACTAGTATAAATGCGATAGGGAAGCACTGGATTCGCCGTTACGCCTTGGCTGTTGTAAAAGGCCAGTTAGGGGAAGTGCGCTCCAAGTTTGCTACTGTGCCCATCCCGGGCCAATCTGTCACCCTCAACGGAACGGCTCTTAAGGACGAGAGTAGGACAGAGAAAGATCTTCTCCGAACTGAATTGAAAACTATTTTGGATGAACTTACATATATAAGATTGGCCCAAGATGATCAGGCAAAGATTAGCTCTGCCATGGAAACATTTAAATCTATTCCTATGCCTATCTATACTGGCCCGCAAGGTAGTTCCTGATGGCTGACAACAAATGGTCTAGACCGACTTCACCGCCTCCTCCTTTATTCTTTAACGATAAAGAAAAAGATCTTGTTAAACAAATTAACGATGAGGTTATTGAACGTGTTGTAGGTCAAACTATTGTTTATTACCCTTTGTCTCTTGAACATACAGATTATCACTCGCTATATGGAGAGGCAATTGAAAAAACATTCTTACCACCTGTAAGGGTTTATGCTTTGGTGGCTTTCGGCGGCCTCAGAACCGAGACTTCAAATTATGGATTGGATAAAAGTTTTAATATTACAGTTAATTTTCACAAAAGAAGATTAACAGAAGATCAAGATCTTTTTGTGAGAGAGGGTGATTTTGTACAATATAATGATGATCTTTTTGAAATAACAACTTTGGTTGAACCAAGTTTGTTATTTGGACAAGCTGATAGTAGATTTGAAATAACAGCAAATTGTATTAAATCTAGAAAGGGACTTTTTAATGGACAATGATTTTTCTGAAAATATTATAGATATCCCTTTTTCTCCTTCTACAATTGAGAATATTGATTTTGCTGTTTATAATTTTATTAATGATACATTAAATATCTCTGTTAAGACTAACGACGCATTTAAAAAGGTACCCGTACGATGGGTATCTCCAGAGAGATCTTTCCTTTCGAAAGAGGAACCAAGAAAAGAGGGAATATTTGAATTTCCAGTTATAACCATACAAAGGACTGGAATTAATAAAAACCCAGCAAAAAGAGGAAGCGTTTATGCTAATGTGCCGCCAGTTGACGATGCTCAGGGTGGCTCTATAACAATCGCGAAGCGCTTGGTCCAGCAGAAGACAAAAGAATTTGCAAATGCTTATTCAAAAAGAACTTATAAACAAGAGAATTTTAAATTCAAAAATCAAAAAATAGTTTATGAATTTCTCTCAATTCCACAAGTGGTTTATATAAACTTAGGCTATACGGTCAACCTTAAGAGCAACTATCAAACCCAGATAAATACAATGACAACCCCGTTCATAACCCGGCCAGGAGCTATAAATTATAGGGTAATAAAGAACAATCATCATCGATATGAACTCTTTGTGGGTCCTAATTTTACTCAGGCCGACTCAGTGGCCAACTTGGGCGATCAAGAAAGAGTATTTTCTACAGATGTGACTTTTGATGTTTTAGGGTATTTATTTGGAGAAGAAAAGAACGACAAACAACCAACTATTAAAGTGAGAGAATCGATTGTAGAATATCGTTTTCCAAGAGAGACAGTAATTTTTCCTTCAGATGGACTAACAACTCCCCAGAAAATCAATAAAAAAGTTGATTTCTAATTTGTTGTCTTTTTGGTTTTAAAAACACTATTTATTATTGAATCATTTTCTCTAAGGAGATTTTAAATGCCAGTAGAAAAGTTTAGATTTGTATCACCAGGGATACAGACCGCAGAAATAGACAGAACAGCAAGAGCTGAACCTGCACCACGTATTGGACCGGTAATTATCGGCCGCGCTCGTTCTGGGCCAGGAATGGTACCAGTCCGCGTACAGACTCGTGAAGATCTTATAAAGATCTTTGGAGATCCAGTCCCGGGAGCCGGTGGAGGAGATGTTTGGAGAGAAGGAAGTACGACAGCGCCCACTTATGGCATGTACGCTGCCGACGCTTTCATGAGAAACTCCGGACCCCTTACTTATGTTAGGTTACTTGGTGAAAATTCCGATAACGCTTCTTCAGCCGCCGGCGCTAGCGCAGGCTGGAATGTCGAGAATGCATATGGCTTATTCCTTTTTGACGCTGTTTCCAGCTCCGCGTCCACGAACGCCGCGACTGGCTCTTTATCTGCTGTATTTTATACGGTCTCACAGTCAGCGGGAGCACCGTCCGTTACTGTTTTATCCAGTTCCTACAATGCATCAAATGCGCTTATTGGCGCCGAAGCTGGTTCAAACAGTTTAGAATTTAAAGTTGCAATAAGCAATTACAAGGGTGACACTACAAGCGCTCTTACTGCGACTATCAATTTTGATCGCAATTCAGATAAATATATTCGAAAAGTTCTAAATACAAATCCTGAATTTACAAATAGTGAATACTATGCAGATTCCAGAAGATTAAACTACTGGGTTGGAGAAACTTATGAATCATCTGTTTCCGATACTTTTGGTGGTCTTTCCACAACAGACAATACTACTTTTGCCGCTACTGCAATTTTAGCACAAGGTACAAATAAACACTCCAATAGGCAATATGAAGCAAATAAGGCAAGAACTGGTTATATAGTACATCAGGATCTTGAAAATGCCGCCTCATATGATCCCCTCTCCCTGACAAAACTGTTTAGATTTGAATCTCTTCACAATAGGGGTGTATGGGATACACAAAACATTAAAATTTCCATAGTTGATATTAAACCATCTGCTAATCCACAATCAGATCCGTATGGTACATTCTCTGTATTAATCAGAAGTGCCGCTGATACTGATAAAAATCCTGTTATTTATGAACAGTATAATGGATTGAACTTAAATCCAAAATCAGAAAACTACATCGCTAGGAAAATTGGCGACAAGTACAGAACATGGGTAGAGGCCGATCGGAGATACACCGAGAAGGGCATATATCCCAACGTATCAGCCTATGTCCGTGTTGACGTATCTAATGAAGTTGCAGAAGGCACGAACCCAGAGTACTTACCTTTTGGTTATTATGGGCCGGTTAAGTATCATGACTTCATAGCACAAGGTGTTAGTGGCTCTGGTACCAGTACATTTAGTACCGCGGTTAATTATCTTACCTCTAGCTACACGACCGCCGCCGTCGCAGAGCGAGCCGGCGCAAACATGACTTACGCTTTCACAGGTTCGGGAGCAGCGTTCTTTGGTTACACAGCATCCGCCGGCAGCACTTACAACGGTGTGGACCTTGTAAACTGGGCTGGCCAGTTGAAAGTGTTATATCCTGCAGCTCCCCTTCGTAGCAACTCAACATATGTTGCTTTCCGTGAGAATGCCTATTTCGGAGTTAACTCTCTTGGTATTTACACGAATAAGGACAAGGGGTACGTTGACTACCACAGGTTGTTAGCGAATAACGTCGGTTCAGATCCTACGGCATCACCTTCGGATGGTACCGCTTATTCCTATATCTTTACTTTAGATGATCTAGTCCAAACAACTGGATCCACCAGTGTTACTGCGGATACTGTTGTTCCGATGACAGCATCAGGTCACTTTAACCTGAACGTTGCTTATGTTTCAGGCTCTAGAGTTGCAGAAAAATCAGTAACAAAACTTGGTTACGCAGCAACTGCAGGCACTCTTTCTGACGCAGGCGCATATAGAGCAATTCTAGATGCTGGCTACGATCAGTTCACAATGCCCATGGTCGGCGGGTTCGACGGGTTTAACATTGTTAACCCTGAGCCTTTCGCCAACAAACTTATCGGAAGTTCGGAGACTGATGACTATGCCTACTTCTCGCTAAGGAAGGCCATTGATACGATCAGGGATCCTGAAGTGGTTGAGCACAATCTGGTTTCAATTCCAGGAGTTGTTGATACTGGTATCACAAACCTTCTAATCGATATGGCGGACGACCGCCGAGACACTTTGGCTGTTATCGACATAGAGAGTGATTATCAGCCTCGTTTTGAATTGGGGACAAATGTTACCGATAGAGAAACAGAGCCTAACGTTGATACAGCCGTAAGCTCCCTTAAGAGCCGGCAGCTTAATTCAAGCTACGCTGCATGCTTCTACCCATACGTACAAATCGTAGATCGCAGAACTAACTTGGCGCTATTTGTTCCTCCCTCTGTTGCTGCTATAGCATCAATGGGATACACCGATCGCGTTGCCGCACCATGGTTCGCGCCAGCTGGCTTTGTCAGAGGCGGGTTATCAACCGGTGTAACTGGATTGACGGTTATCGGCGTCTCGCGCGTACTGCGCCAGCGGGACCGAGATAAGCTATATGAGCAGAATATCAACCCGATCGCACAATTCCCCGCAGAGGGCGTAGTCGTGTTCGGACAGAAGACTCTCCAAGCTACACCTTCAGCGCTTGATCGAATTAATGTTCGTAGACTTCTTATCTACGTCAAGAAAGAAATCAGCAGAATTGCTAATTCAATTCTTTTCGAACAAAATGTCGAAGCGACATGGAATCGCTTTAAATCGCGAGCAGTACCATTCCTAGACTCAGTGAAGGCAGGGCTTGGATTAGAAGACTTTAGATTTATTCTAGATGAGTCCACAACAACGCCTGATCTAGTCGATAGAAACATTCTATATGCCAGAGTGCTTCTAAAACCAGCTAAGGCAATTGAATTTATCGCTCTCGATTTTGAGATCTTTAAATCCGGCGCCAGCTTCGACGATTAAAATTTAAAGGAGACAGAATATGGCATTTTGGAGCGATAGTATATCAGAACCTAGGAGAAACTTTAAATTCTCAGTAGATCTAGGAGGCGGCGAAGAATTTATACCGGTATACACTGTTATGAGTACGAATTTGCCTACAGTTACAATTGGTGAAGCTTCTGTTAACTATTTAAATCACACTTTCTATTATCCTGGCCGGGTTGCTTTCAACACAATCGGCATCAGGCTCATCGACGCCATCGATGAAGAAATCTCATCAAAACTCCTGCAGAAGATATCCGATGCAGGGTACAGAGTACCCAGTAGCCAAACTGAAGCACAGACTTCCCTAACTCCCAAGTCTGCTTTGGGCCTCGGAAATGTTGAGCTTAAACAACTTGGTGGAGGCAACAACGGTTTGAACAAAAGAGCTGTATATACTCTTAAGAATGCTTGGATCAAAGATGTTAACTTTGAACAATCATTAGATTACGGGAACGAAAGTGTTTCTGGGATCGCGATCACTCTTCGTTATGACTTCTTCACTTTCGCCGTTGACGGCGCCGCGCCCACTGGATTCCAGGGCGCATAATTTAAGGAGATAAATGAGGAATAATACTAAGAGATTAGGTATATCAGGTCAAAAAGAACAAGGGGAATCTGCTGTCAAAAGTTCAGCAGATTTCTCTTTTGTTTTATCTACAGAATTTGTTGATTTGCCAACAAAGGGAAGGTTCTATTCAGAAGGACACCCATTACATAATTGTGAAAAAGTAGAAATAAAACACATGACAGCAAAAGAAGAAGATATGCTTGTTAACAATTCTTTTTCACAAGAGTTTAATCCGTTAGGAAGCATCTTTTCATCAGTTATTTTAAATAAAGAGATCGATCCTTTATCAATGTTGATAAGTGATCGAAATGCGGTTTTATATACACTTCGAAAAATTTCATATGGTAATGATTATGAAGTTAAACCAACTTGCGCAGAATGTAAAAAAACTTTCCATCAAATATTTAATTTGGAAGACTGTATAAAGATATCAGAGGGTAATATTAGTCCGGACTTTGCAAAAACGGAATATGGCACTCTTATTTTTAAAACAGAAAAAACAAAAGCAGATGTAGAGTTTAGATTGTTAAATGGGTATGATGAAAGTTACCTGTTGAAATTGCAAAAAGAATTTCTAGCAGAGAATAAAGCAATTAATTATAATGAATTCATTCTAAACTCGTCTATTGTGGCTGTCAACGATAGTGAGGAATTAGTCCCTCAATATATCGATGAGGCACCCATATCAGAGGTTCATCAATTGAGAGAAGCTATTTTAGAAATTACACCAACAGTAAAAATAATTGGTGTTAAGGATTGTATACACTGTGGGCACACGGAGGAGGCGGAAATCCCGATCGGATTGTCCTTTTTTCGCTTTAACTCCTGAATATCAAAAGATCGTATGGGAAGAGATATTTCTTCTTAAATACCATATGCAAATTGACATAAGAGAATCTTACAATTTACCTATAGGGCTTCGAAGGTGGTTTATTAAGCGACTTGAAAAGCAATTGAAAGATGAATCAGATAGTTACAAAAAGAGCGGTCAATAGCCCGCTTTTTTGTTTTATACTATTTATATATGTAAAGGAGAAAATACATGAAAGATGTGCTTAATCTTAATGTTGGAAAACAACTAAATGAAGTGTCTGCCACGGAGTTAGCATCTCAGATGGGAAGACTAAAAATGTTAGTTGGCTCCGTTACAGGAAATTACTCTCTAGATGGGGGGATGTCAGTCCATGGTACTAATGGACAAATCCAAACTCTGATCACTGCTTTATCTAACGAGAAGAAATATTTAAATACACAGACAGCAGCAAGGAAATATGGATTAGATAGAGCTTATGTTTACCGAGATAAGGCTAGATTAGATAGAGCTATAAAAAATTTTGAAAGAGAAACAGGGATTCCCTGGCCTGTGAGGTAATATATGCCAACAACCCCCGAACAAGTAGCTGCCGCAAAAGAATTAATATCTATCTTATCGTCAATTGTTGCTTTAGAAGAAACAATTGAAGAAAAGAAAAGAGAAAGTCTTGAGCTCAGCAAAAGAAAAGGCGCAGAAGCCCGCACCGAATATGAAATTTCTCAAAAGAATATCGCGATAGAACAGTCTCGCCTCGATATTCTTGAAAAGCAAGCGATAATCCAGGAGGAAAATAAAAAGGCGGCCGCCGACCCAGCCGCGATTCGCGCCGCCGAAGCTGCAATTGCAGTAAAACGTCAAGAGATTGAAGCACTAAAAGACGAGCGGCATGCGCTCGAAGAGAATAAAGCCGCTCTTATTTCACTCCAGGAGGTTAAAAAGAGCGGCGAAGCTGCCGGCCGCGCCTTTGCTGAAAGTATTGGGCTTACAACTGTTGGATTAGCTAAACAAATTCAAACTTTCAAAGAAGGGAATCCCGAAATGGGTACTTTCTCTATTGCTGCTAATCTGGCAGCTGGGAGAATGAAGGGACTAGCGACCGCTGCGATGAACTTCCTCAATCCTTTAAACTTAATATCGAGATCACTAGAAGGAGCTTTAGGGTTAGATAAGATGTCTGCAGGACTTACTGCGGCAACTGGTCTATCTAGAGAATTTGCTTATGAAGCACACCAATTAAGAACAGCTGTGTTGGGTCTTGGGATTGGTGTATCTCAGTTGGTAACATCCGAACAAAATCTTCTTGAGGGCTTTACTGATTTCAACAGACTGTCAGGCGCTCAACAGGCTGAATTGACTGAGTTAACCGCGAAGTTTAACCAGCTGGGTGTAGATGTGATACCGGTTGTTTCTTTCGCAATGCAGGGACTTGGAATGTCTCTTACAGAAGCCTCTAGTTTAACAATGCGCCTCGCAGGGGCAGCAGATGCCCTAGGGCGCCCCATGAGTCAAGTTATGCAAGACTTCCAGGCTGCAGCCGATGATGTTGTGTTCTTTGGCGAGAGGGGAGAAGAGGCATTCCTGGGTCTTATGCAGATGGCTGAAAGAACTGGGGTCGCGGTGGATGCTCTTAGTAGGACATTTGGCGTTGGTGGTCTATTCACCACTTTTGATTCAACTTCACAAAAAGTTCAAGAATTAAATGCTATATTTGGTTCAATGGGCGGTGACTTCATTGACGTCACTCAAATGATGACAGCTGACCCTCTGCAGAAATTCCAGATGATCGATCAACAATTAAGAAGCACTGGGATGGAGTTTTCGCAGCTTGATGATCATATTAAATTTACGATCGCCCAGACTTTAAATCAGTCTCTAGAAGAGACTCAGAGAATGTTCGAAGGTGTTAACGATGCAGCTTCAAGAAACGCAGCCATGTTAACAAATCACGGAATGACAACTGCTCAATTTGACGCACGAGTTCAAGACGCGTCAGATTCAATGACTGTTTTAAAGGAATCGTTTAACAACTTTATGGGTGCAATTGCTCCATTGACTAGATTTCTGTCGCGCACAATTGATAAAGTATCAGAAACCGCCGCTAAGTTTGGAGAGTTTTTTGATACACTAGAAGAAGGACAACAATTGCTAGCTAGCGGCGGTATCATGATTGCCATTTCTGCAATTGGTAGCGCCTTGAGTGGTATTGCGGGTGCGCTAGGAATAGGAGCAGTTGGTGGCGGCCTCGTCGGAGGCTTGGGTGCTGTATTTGGTATTGTTGGTTCCGCAGCAGGCATTCTTGCAGGCGCAGCCATTGGTTTTGCTGCATTCGGCGCCGCAGTTGCTCTTGCGGGATCAGGTATAAGACAGATGGCAGAAGGCTTGCAGATTATAGACGGCCTTGAGTCACCAGAACATTTACGGGCTTTTTTTGGTGTTGTAAGTGATATACCAACAGATTTGAGATTTGCTCCCATGGGAAGAAGCTTCAAACAAATGGGAGAAGGTGTTGCCATGATTGAAACAGAAAATGCCAACGCCGCAGCCCGGTTGATTGGTTCAGCTACGGCTTATAACGAAACAGCAGCAGAACAGCCGTTTGCTGGATTTATGATGTTGGCAAATGCCATAAGAAGCATAGG